CACAAGCGCGCGCCGATGCCGCTAATCACGAACCTACTTTGCCATTATGACGGAAGAATACAAAGACAGACTCCGCGAGGCGAAAGTAGAAGTGACTCGTTTTCTCGACGCTGTAGACCTCGCGGCCTACAATTTGGCGGACACCGACGCGCGCCTTGAAACCTATTGCGCCGAAGTGATCAACAACCCGGACGGGCACAACGTGTTCGAACAGTTGGGGGTGAAACACTTCTTGAAGATGGTCGACAAATACGGGCTCTGCAAAGTCGCGGTGCTGCAATTCTTCACGCTCTACGAAGAATTGCACTTCCCCGGCATCGCGGGGTTGCAGAAATACAAGCTCACGCCGGTGCAGGCTTTCCAATACGCTTCAATTTATGGATTTTGGGAAGGCACGCGCCGCGTGGTGCGCACGGCACTGCTTTTCGTTCCGCGTAAATTCAGCAAGACCACGAGCAGCGCTGCCATATCGGTCCACGATGTATTGTTTGGCGATGCCAACGCGGAAAGCTACATCTGCGCCAACAGTGCCGACCAAGCAAAGAAGTGTTTCAAAGTAGTGCGCCAATGCTTTCTCAAACTCGACCCGAAGTCGCGCTACTATTTGGCCAACGAAACCGAAATCAAGAGCCGCCGCCCCAACCGCCCGGCCTTTGCGCAGTGCTTGACGGCCAACGCCAACACGAAAGACGGACTCAACGCGTCGACCATCATCGTCGACGAGTTCTCTCAAGCGCGCGATGCCGAACTTTTCTACACCCTCACCTCGTCGATGGGGGCACGGCACAACCCGCTCACCGTGATTATCACGACCGCCTCGCCCCTTGTCGATGCGCCGTGCTACGAGATGGTGCAAGGTTGTTGCCGTATGCTGTTGGGCGACTACGAAGACGACAGCACCTTTGCCCACATTTTTATGCCCGATGTCGACGACGACGAAGGCAGCGAGGACACGTGGCGAAAGGTGCACCCCCACATGGGCGTAACGGTGGAGATGGACTTCTACCGCGACGAGTGGTCAAAGGCTTTGCGCAACGGCGCGGAGGCGCTGCTGACCTTTCGCACCAAGCTGCTCAACATCTACGCCGAAGACGAGTCGCGCCCATGGATCAGCGCCACGCTCGCCCGCAAGATGATGCGACCGCTCGACTTGAGCGTGTTCACACAGCGACCGCCGGCGATGGTGGCCATCGACTTGTCAGAGAGTGACGACTTTTCGGCCGTGTCGATTTGCATTCACAATGCGGCCGACCGCACGATGCACTTTCACACCGATTATTTTTTCCCCCGCGGCGCTCTGCCGGGACACCCCAACGAGGAGATGTACCGCAAGTGGGCGGCCGACGGGCATTTGCACCTAACGGACGGCGAAGTCATCGACTACCGCGCTATTGTGGCTCACATCGTCGGACTATCCAAACGCTTCAACGTCCTAAAAATCGGATACGACGCGTGGAAGTCGCGGGAGGTGATCAACATGCTTGCTGCGGTTGGCGGCGCCGATGCGCTCAAACCTGTGGGACAGGCGTTCGGAAATTTCACCGCGCCGGTGGAGAGTTTCGAGCACTGGGCGAAAGAAGGGCGCATCACCATCAACTCCAACCCGATCAACGCCTTTTGCTTCGGCAATGCCGTGCTGAATTTCGACAACTTGGAAAACTGCAAACCGGTCAAGCGCAAACAAACGCGCAAAATCGACGGTGTGATCACGATGCTCATGACGATGCGCCTATTTCTCGACGCGGAGCAATAGTCGGCCGCCGATTTCGACACGAAAGACACACAAAATAAAATATAAACTTTGGAGCACGGCGGAGCATTACGGCGCACGGCGGCACACATTGTTACACTTTGTTACAGTAGGGTTTTGGGAGCGTTTAACGCGCTCACAAAACCCTATTGTCTACGCGCGTGAATCGGACTAATTTCGCCCTGTTGTTTTCATAAAATCCCACCTATTCACTCACTCTATTTTATGAGTTTTTTCGCAAGTGTCCGCAACCTGTTCCGAAGCGCTCCGCCGGCCAAAACGTCGGCGAGCCGTTCGGCGGGCACCGGGGGCGTACGTGGTTACGTTCTCGGTGCGAACACTTCGCCGATGTCTATTCCCACGGCGCACCGCTGCGTCGAAGTGATAGCGGGCATCGTGTCTTCGCTCCCCCTGCGGGTGGAGAGTGTGCGCGATGGCTTGTTTGTCTCCACACCGGGCGACCGCTTGTCCTATCTGCTCAACGTGCAACCGTGCCCCTCAATGTCGGCCGCCGACTTTTGGGGCGCGATCATTCGTCTGCTGCTGTTGGAGGGCAACGCCTACGTGGTACCCGTCTACAACTCATTGAACTATGAGGTCGAAAGGTTGGTGCTTTGCAACCGCGGCACGGTGAGCCACGACACGCTCCGCAACGTCTACATGGTGAACGATATGGCAAACGGCCTTTCGGGCACCTACGATGAAAGTGAGATTTTGCACTTCAAACACCTCACACTCGACGGAAAAAAAGGCCTTTCGGTGATTTCCTATGCGAGAAACACGCTCGACATTGCCGGCATCGCCGCGGAGGAAACGCTCACACGCTTTGCCGACGGCGGAAACGTCCGCGGCTTTTTGGCCAACGGCACAGCAGGCCGCCCGTTCGCTTTGGGTGAATATGATAGCGACGAACTTAAAAACGCCGCGAAGTCGATAGATGAACGCTTTTCGAACGGCGAGAAAATTGTGGAGTTGCCCGGGCAAGTCGATTTTCGACAAGTCACCATGACGTCGGCCGATATGCAGTTTCTCGAAACGCGCAAATTTACGGTTTTCGAGGTCTGCCGTTTCTTCGGTGTGCCGCCCTCTTTCGTCTACAGCGACACGAGCAACAACTACAAGAGCGCAGAGAACGCCTACACCGATTTGATGAACCTCACGCTCAACCCGATTTTGCACAAGTTGGAGTGTGAGCTCCTGCGCAAACTCTATCCCGAGATGGCCGAGCGCCGCCGCATCATCTTCGACCGCCGCGAAATTTACGCTTGCGACCTCGAGAGCCGCGTCCGTTATCAAACGGCCACCATCGCCGCCGGGCTCTACACCGTCAACGAATGGCGCGCCGCCGAAAACAAGCCACCCGTCGAAGGCGGCGACACTCCTTTGGTTTCGGCCAACCTCCGAGACCTTTCGACAACCCCCGAAATGCTGAACGATGGAAAAGACACCCACACCCAAAAAGAGCCCCGAAACGCTGCGACGTGAATGCGTGGTGCGCGAGGGGGTGCACCTCCGAGAAGCCCCCGAAGGGCAAGAGAGCCGAACGATTGAAGGCTACGCCATTTTGTTCAATACGCCCTCCGCGGTGCTGTGGAGCGAAGACGACGGGAAAATCGAGGCGCGCGAAATCATCGCCCCCGAAGCCGTAACCCGCGAACTGCTCGACGCATCGGACATTAAGTTCACGTTGTTCCACGACCGGCAACTCATTTTGGCGCGTTCCAAGGAGGGGCAGGGCACGTTGTCTTACGACATCGACACGCGCGGCGTGAAGTTCTCTTTTGAAGCGCCCCACACGGCCGACGGCGACAAGGCGGTCGAACTCGTGCGCCGCGGTGATTTGGCCGGGTGTAGCTTCGCCTTTTCTACCTACTACTGGAAGAGTGACTACGTCGACCGCAACGTGAAAACCGAAGCGACGGGAAAACAGTTGATCACCTACACTGTTCGCCAAATTGTGGGGGTCTACGACATGACCCTCGCCGCCGACCCCGCCTATCCCGATACGAGCGTATCACTGCGCGAGCAGTTTGAGCCGGCGCCCGCACCGCCCGTGGACAACACCGCGGAGCAGGAACGAGAACGACAGCTCGAAGAGATGGCACAAGTACTGAAAAAGCACAAATACTAAACTCAATATACTATGACGTCAAAAAGAACTATCACCGCCCGCGGCATTGAGTTGCGCGAGCGCCGCCGCGAAATCTCCGCAAAGATTGAGGAGATGGCGAACAAACTCCGCGAAGAAAAACGCGCCCGCAACGAAGCCGAAGAAACCGAGTACGGAGAATACGTGCGCGAATTGCAGCTCGTCGACATGGATCTTCGCGCGTTGGCCGTCGATTATAAACATCAGTCCGAAGATGTCCGCCGCGAAGTCACGGAAATGGTGCGCGAACAAGTTCGCAGCGGCAAATCGTTTGAAGTCACTTTTGCGCGTGACATGGTAATGGTGAGCGATGTGAACAACGGCGGCATTATTCCTTTGCTGGTTCAGGACGTTATGGGGCCTCTTTACGAACGACTCATTTACGACAAGATCGGGATTCCCATTTCAACCGGCGTGCACGGGGAATTTGTTTGGCCGTTCCATAGTGAAGTAACCGTGACCCTCGCCGATGAGGCCGTTGAGGTTCCCGGGCAGAAAATCACGTTCACTAAGAAGACGGCACACCCGGAGCGTCTGGCGGCACTGTACGAGACGACGCGCGAAGCCTTGATGCTGTCGAACAACCTCGTGGAGGATATTATTCAAAAGTATATCCCCGTTGCGATTGGCAAACACATGGACGCGGTGCTGTTTAGCACTACAAAGGTGACGGGGGCGAAGGACTTCGTCGGTCCGTTCGTAGCGTTGAAGGCTTCGGCAAAACAAATCGGTCCCAACATCGATTTTAAGACACTGAACCTGGCCAAAGCCGAACTGCTGGCGACCGGCGTCGAGGGTGAGGCGATGGCTTGGGTGATGACCAAGTCCATGCAGGCTATCCTCGAAGCCACGCCCAAAGATCCCGGTTCCGGTATCATGATTTGCGAGGATGGCAAGATTGCCGGCCTCCCTGTTTATACAACGCAAGCCATTGGTAACGACTACATCGGCTTGGGGGACTGGAGTTATCAACCGCTCAACTTCTTCGGCGACGTCACGTTCATTGTAGACCCATACACCGGCGCAGCAGGCAACAAAGTGCGCTATGCTGTGAACACGGATGTTGCAACAGTCACGCTTATCCCCGAGGCTTTCAAACTCCTCAAAGTCAAGAACGCATAATCCTTTCTTTTCTGTTTTCCATGCTTACCGATTTCGACCTGTTTCGCAAACACTGTCGCGCCGATGATTTCGACGACGAGACGGAGCTCCTGCGCTTTCTTCTCGAAGCTGCGGAGGAGGCTGTCGTCAAGGCGACGAACCGCAGCGCGGCGGAGCTTGTCGAAATGGGCGGCGGTAAGTTCCCGCACATGCTGCGAATCGCTGTTTATTCGTTGGGCGCGCATTGGTACAATCAACGAGAAGGGGTGGCCGCCGTGCAAATGCACAGCGTGCCGGAGACGTTCGAAGCTTGTGTCAAACCATTTAAACGCCTATGCAAGCCGGAAGAATGAGAACGCGGCTCGAACTCCTGCGCCCGGTGCGCACCGTCGACGGTTTCGGCGCAGAGAGTGTACACTACGAGCCGACCCGCGTGGCCTATGCCGAGCAAGTGCGCCACACCGCACGCCTACACAACGAGGTGGGCGAGCATTTCCCCGACCATTCCACCGAATACAACGTGCGCGATGGGCACGAGGTGGGCGAAAATTGGCGAGTGCGCGAACTGCATGGCTTGCTCTACACCGTTACGGCGATCATCCCCAACAAGGCGCGCGGTTTTGTCACGCTGATTTGTGAACGAGTAAACGAATAACGACATGGAAGCAACAATGAACACCGACGGCCTGCGCGCCCTTTGGCACATGCTTTCCGAACGAGAACGCAAAAAGGCGCTCATCGGCGCAGCGCGTGCCACCGGCGCCGTAGTGCTTCGGGCGGCGCGGCGGGAGATGATGAAGACGAAAGTCGACAAAGCCGACAGACTGCGCACGAATGTTCGTTGCAATGTTTTCAAAGAGCGCGTCGGGTTCAAGGTCTGCGTGAGCGCAAACCCAAGATTTCGACGTTTCATGCACACCAATCGCCGCGGAGAACTCAAGCCGTTGGCCTATTGGTTCAACAGCGGAACAGAGAAGCGCCAAACCGGACGCGGCGGAACCGGAAAACGCAAGCCGCACTCCACCGGCGCGCTGAGGCGATACGACTTCATTGCCAACGCACGCACGAGCATTCCCGAAGCACAAGAGATTTTCAGCGCGAAAGTCTTCGAGTGGACGGCGCGCATCGCGGCTCGTCACTACAAATAATTTTTGATCAATGGCAAAACAGACTTCTCTCAGTGCTGGGCTCGCGATTCGCAAACTTCTTTCGGAGAGCGAAGACGTGCAAGCCATCACGCGGCTCGTGTTTCCCGTTGTTTCCGACTCGGCGCAGCTCCCCTACGTCGTGTATCGCCGCTCAGATTTAGAACCGGCTCCCAACTCGCACGGCTCGGCCGACACGTTGACGTTTGAGGTCGCCTGCTACGCGGCGTCCTACGCCGGCGCGGTGGAATTGGCCGAGGCGGTGCGCGCAGCTCTCGACGGAACGAGCGACAACCTGCTGCGTTCTTGTCGCATAGCTTCAGCGGAGGAACTGTGGGACGCGGATGCCCATGTGCAGCTCCTCACGTTCACCGTTCGCCCCCGTTAACCAACACACAACACACACCTATCTAAACTACACACACATGGCATTACCTCAAGGCTATCTCAACGGTAACGACCTCCTCCTCTTTGTCGGAGGCAAGGCCGTAGGGCACTGCGGCTCGTATTCTGTCGACTACAAGAGCGAAACGAAGACCCGCGCCGTGAAACCCATTGCGTCGGCTCCTCCGGGCTCTGGCAAGTTCAAAGAAACAACCGTAACAGGACAATCCATTTCCATCAAGACCGAGCATTTTATCTATATCGGAGAAACTGAAGCCTCCCACAAGGACTTTTTGGCGGTTTGGAAGACGGGGGGGGCAGCCGATTTGAAAATAATGGCGCGCGGCTCCGAGGACATTCTTTTGGCGGGGTCGTTCATTATTGAGTCGATGAGCGAAACCACCGAGGCCGACCAAGACGTGAAATCGTCCGTGTCGTTCATCAACAACGGCGCACCGACCACTCTCGACGACACAAAACACCCCTAATTGATTATGGAAACAAAGAAATTCCCGAAGATTACAGTCGACGGCAAAGCCTATCCCACTCGCGCGTCGATGGGAGCGATGCTACGCTTCACGCGCGAAACCGGCAAAGAGTTGTCGGAGGCGCTCACGTTCACCGACCAAATCACCTATTTGTGGTGTTGCGTCGTTTCGGCCTGCAGCGCCGACGGCATCGAGTTCGGCATGGACTTGCTGACATTCGCCGACCATCTCGACGCAGAAGACGTGCAAGCGTGGTCGGAAGCCATCGAAAGCACGAACAGTGACGACGAAACAGACAACGCCGGCGCTGCAAAAAAAAAGCATTAGCCTTTTCGGAGCTAATGGGCTACGCGTTGGGCGTGATGGGCATGAAGTTAGACGATTTCGTGCGCCTCACGCCCGACGAATTTATGGCGTGTATGAAGGCGCACACAGAGGCAAAAGAAGGCCGTTCGCGCGATGAGTGGGAAAGGATGAGGCTGCAAACCACGCTACTCATACAACCCCACGTCAGCAAGACCCTGACTCCCGAAAAACTCTTTGCGCTGCCATGGGACGAGCACCGCGAAACCCAACCGCACCGCGAAACGCCCGAAGAATTAGAAGCGCGCAAAAAATATGCGCGTGAACTCGTTAGAGAAATCAACCGCAAAAACTCCCAAACAGATGGCCAAGGCTGATATACAAATTGTACTCCAAGCAGACGGCAAACCGATTGACGCGATCATCAAGAGCACCGAAGGTTTGCAGGAAGCCATGAAGAAGGCGCTCGAGGAATCGACGAAACTCAAACCCTCGCTCGTCAATGCCGCCGCCACGGCTTCGCTCTTCCAAACACTCAAGAGCGCCGTCGGCTCGCTGCAAGGCGTCTTTTCGAGTTATACGCAGGCTTTCGAGGCGGCCGCCGTGGCCAACACGAAACTAAAAACCATCATGGAGCAGCGCATGAACGCGACTGCCGAAGATGTGAAGGGGGTGAAGGACGTGATTTCGGCGCAGAAGGAGCTCGGCGTTGTGAGTGGTTCGGTGCAGGTGGCCGGCGCGCAGCAAATCGGAACGTTCGCCACGCAGGCTTCGACACTTCGCACCCTCGTGCCGGCGATGAACAACCTCCTCGCACAGCAAAAGGGCGTCAGCGCCACGCAGGAAGACGCGGTGGCTGTAGGTAATCTCTTCGGCAAGGCGCTGCAGGGACAAGCCACAGCGCTGCGTCGTGTCGGCATCACGTTCTCCGCAGCCGAAGAAAAGATGCTCAAGCACGGCACCGAAAGCGAACGCGCCGCCCTCTTGGCTCGTATCGTCTCGAACAACGTGGGCGATATGAACAAGAACCTTGCCGCCACGCCCACCGGTCAAATGAAGCAGCTGCAAATGACCATCGGCGGCATTAAGGCGAAAATCGGCGAGGTGCTGGTCGGCTTCGGCCCCTATCTCGCCGCGGCTTCGCAAGTGTCAGTCATAACGGCCTCTTTTGGGCAACTCAAAACCGTGGTTGCCGGTGTGGGGGTGTCGTTTGCCAATTTTCTCGCCACGACAAAGGCCTCCATTTTGGCACTCTATGCCGAAGCCGGGGCGGCGGGGACGACGAGCACCGCGATGCGCGTACTCACTGCGGCCAAGTTGGCCGCCGTCAGCGCTGCCAAAAAACTATACGCGCTCATGGCTGCCAATGTTTGGGTGGTGGCTATAGCGGCCGTTGCGGCGCTTGCCTATGCGCTTTATAAGTTCTCCGCCGCCAACAGCGAAGCCGCGCGCCGACAAGCGGAAGCGAACGAAGCCGTTGGCGTGGCTGCTGCGGCCGCATCAAAGGAGGAGAGCAAATTAAATGCGCTTTTCTCCGCGCTGAACAAGGCGAAGCAAGGCACGGAGGCTTATGCACAGGCGAAAAACTCTATTATGGATCAGTATGGGGAGTATATTCGCCAAATCCAAAAAGAACACGGGGAAATAAAGGATCTTGCAAAGATGTACGACCTCCTCCGCGAAAAGGTTGTAGCGGCAGCGCGTGCGCGCGCCATGCAAGTCTACGTAGACAAGAAGATGGAGGGCACAGCGGAGACACGCGCGGAGTTAGTAAAACAACTTCGCGGAACATTGTCTACGGTCTTTCATGGTGGGAATATAAATAAGCAGCTGAATGAGGTTCTTAGGAATATTGACTCGGGGGCGGAATTTCGCGAGCATTATGTAAAGCAGTTCGATAAGGTAATAACGTCTGGAGCTCCGAACACAGTGGTGAGTCAGAGAATCTTCAATCCATTTAGAGATCTCGTACAAAAACTTCGATCGTTAAACGGGTACGAGAAACAAGTCCGCGCCGATGCCGACGCAGCTTTGGGTATTGTTCCGCCGACGAGCGCCGGTAACAAAAAAGCCCCTCAAAACAAAGCCTACTGGGAGAACCTGAAGAAAAGCGCGCAGGACGATTTGGATAACAAAGACATGTCCTCGGCAACAGGACGCAAAGAAGCTGCAGAGCTACGCAAAAAAATTGCGTACTACGACAAGCAACTGGAGTTCTTTTCTGTAGGTTCTCACAGCGGCGGAAAAGGCGGAAAAGGCGGACACAAGGGGGGGCACAAAGGCGGGCACAAGGTCGACCCCGTGAAGGCCGAAGAGGACCGACAGAAGAATGAAGCGCTCGACGCTCACGCATTGACGCAGGCGCAGGACAAAGCGCAGGCCGACGAAATCAAAGCCGCGCGCGAACGTAAAGCGGTCTTGGCTCAAGCCGATATCGACGCGCAGAAAGAAGGCGCAGAAAAGGAGCGTGCACAAAATGCGCTCGACTTCCAAAAAGAGCTCGACCAAATCGAAGAGCAAAAGGTCGCTCTCGTTGAGGCGAAGCGCGACCAAGCTGAGGCCGTTTGGAATGCCACCCACCGCAAAGAGCGCGACAAGGGTTTGCGGTTCAACCGCTCGAGCATCACCGCCGCCAACTTTTCGGCCGAAGAGGCTGCCTATTTCGACAAGCTGCAAGAATATGCCCTCGCGCGCCGCGCTGCCAAGGATGATGCCACCACCGAAAAGTACAGCATCGGCCGCCTCGAGGAGCTTCACACCGTGAAGGAGCTAACGGCCGCCATCGAGAAACTCAACACCGCCTCCGAGAAACAAAGCGGCGACGAGTTCTACAACACGCAGAAGACGATAGCCGCCTACCAGCGCAAATTGGAGCTGATGAAGGACGGCGCCGAGTGGCAAGCCAAGCTCCGAGAAGCAAAAGAAATCAGCCAACTCGGAGAACGCGAAATGAAAATCCGTATCGAAGCCATCGGCATCGAGGAACTCCAAAGCCGTATCGAAGCCATACAAAAGCGATTGGCCGACACAACAAACCCCGTTTCGCCCGAACAGCGCCGCGACTTGATAGAGCTGGCAAATACTTACAAGAGCCTTCAAAAGAAGGCCGTCAGCGCCATTAGTATGGTACGCAGCGCGTGGGGCGGCGTGTCGAGCATCGGCAACACGGTGGAGAGTTTGAGCAACACACTGCGCGGCAACGCCTCGGCGTGGCAAAAGCTTTCGGCGGTGCTCAACGCGGTGCTGCAGATGGAAGAGAATTTCAAGGCGCTGAACAAAGTAATGCGCATTTTCGGTTTGGTGAGCGCGGCCAACAAGACGATAAAAGAGCAAGAAACGACCGCCACCATCGTCAACGCGCAGGCGGTGCAAACCGAAGCACAAACCACCATCGCGGCCGCCACGGCAAAGACCGCAGCCAACAAGGCCGAAGCCACCACCAACGTGGCC